CTACTGATAAACGGAGCAATTTAATAATGGCATTTAATAACACATTTATAAAATCAGAACCAGCAATTGGTGCACCAGCAGCATCATGGGGTTCAAACATGTTCGTTGTTCACAATGCTGCATCTGTAGCAGACACAAAGTGGAACGAACCTAATACTCTTGTCGCTGCATACACTGATGGAGTGGGTGGTCAAGGTACTAACTCACAAGAAATCATTGTCCCAAGCGCAGGATTAAATTTAGAAATGTTTATCTGCCAAGATGATGCAGGTTCATTAGGTGATCACACTGTTCAATGTGGTGTGTACGGTAAAGTACCTATAAAAGAAGGTGTATCAGGTACAGATCGTAAATGGCCAAGTGATGTTAGCTCCACTACTTTTGGAGATCCAACTGATGGATGCCTATGGGTACCACTACAAAACATGGAAGCAACATGGGTAGCTAAAGATAATGCTGGTGAAACTACTGAACAATGTGAAACTGTTCAACTTCAAACAGACGGAACTCTAGCACCTATTAAATATGATGTTAGTGGTAAGATTTGGTATATGTTTAAGCGTACTAGTGTATACCTTGCAGGTTGTACTAGTGTAGTAGTAAGTGTTCAGGCAGCTGATAGTTTGCCTGCTAATTCAATGATTTTAGGAAGGTTTGTAGGCTAATGTATAGTAAAGGTAAATCAACTCCAAGAAGAAGACCAACAAAAAGTTCAAGAACTAGGAAACCTAGAAATTCTAATACTACATCTGTAAGTAAACCTTCAGGTGCAGTATCTAATACTATTCCTGGCGCTAGAACTAAAAAGAAAACTACAACAAAGAGAAAAAAGAAAGGTAAGAAATATTAATGGGACGTAAACAAAACGAAGAAGCAAGAACTGGTAAATCTGCAAGTGCATCATCTAAAAGAAAGAAAAAGATGAGATCAAGCACAAGAAAAACTCCTTCTCTTAAAAGAAGTAAAAGAACTAGTAGAGTAAAACCTGGTGGTAAGGGCGGTTAATAATGGCTAGAAAGAAAGCAAATAGATCTTCAGCTTCCGCTGGTTCACAAAGACAAAGAAGAAAAAGACAACTTAAACGTGTTAGCAGACCTAAATCTAGTGGGGGTAGCTTATCTGGTGGTGGCGGTGGCGGTGGTCGTCGTGGTGGTGGTGGCTAATGTCATCTCAAGGTCCATGGGAAACCCATGCAGGGGGCACCAATGGGTGGGGTGAATATAAAAGATTAGTTGTTAACGAGTTAGATCGTACTAATAATAGACTTGATATGATGGACAAACGTCTTGGTCATATTGATAGATCTATTACCGAGTTAAAGACTAAAATGTACATGATATCTGGTGTCACAGCTATGGTATTCTCTGGTATACTTAGTCTCTTACTCAAATTCGTATGATAAAAAAGACACTTATAATTTTACTCTTTTCTCTTGTTGGAGGATGTGGTATTGATAATCTCTTCAATACACAACAAACGGGTGGATTACAGAATACCGTTACGGAAGCAGTAACATCCTCCATACCTAATAACCTCTCAATGCTTAGCGGCATTGGGGGGATTTCTATTCTCGGTGGAATTGCTTTACTCGTAGTATCCGGTGGACGTAAAGGTTGGTACGCTGTTCTTGGTGGGATAGCGTTAATCTTTATTAACACTTTACTACAAGAGTACTTTCACTATATTGCACTCCCGATCATCGTAGTATCAGGAGTAATTTCTGCACTCTGGGCAATGAAATGTTTTGGTCAGGTGCGTGTCGTTAAACTCAAAAAGGAGTTATCCAATGAGTAAATCAGATAATTGTTGTCAGAATGATATGATGTCAAATATGATGTGCAAGTTCGGTGTAAACCGTAGCATGCTTATCACTTTAGCATTAATCCCATTTGCTTGGGACGGAGTTACATGGGTAGCAGGTGCTGTCCGTTCACTCTGGAACCTTGTCGCTAGCGTATAAGGAATAGAACTATGTTTTTAGCATCAGCAGCAGACTTTTGGTTGACAATAGTCTTATGTGCAGCTTCATTCGTTTGTGGAATGTGGCTTAAAGATAAAGTAATGACCTGGATAAATCGAGGTTAAACAATATAACACAGGAGAAAAGTAATGCCCCCAGAAGTAGAAAACGTACCTGTCCCTACAGGTCGTGGGCAAGAAGCCCAGAAGTTTATGGAGTATCACGGTTACGTTGATACGACTCCTTCCATTAGATCTTCAGACTACGAGGGGGTTTTGCATTGTCCCTTCCAATACTATTTATCTAGAAGAATGGGGTTATCACCTGCTCTTCGTTGGTCTAAAGCATTGTCTCGTGGTTCATGGTTTCACAGAAGACTAGAACTATATAGAGACACCCCCGAAGTAGCATCTATTGCTATGGAAGAAATGCTTGAAGATCGACTAGACGAACTTAATGAGGTATGCAAATCTATAGGTATCAAAGGTGAGTCTAAAGATAAGGTATTAGAAAGAGAACGAAAAGACTGTGCATGTGCAAAAGCATGGTATGAAATATCAATGAACTTAAACATCGGTGGTGTGACTGTGGATAATTTTTTGAAGCAGGATCACTTCAGATTTTTAGGTTCTGAGGTAGGTGTAAGATTACATATGCCTCATACTGATAGGGCGGGGAAGGTCATGCTCACAGGAATGTATGACCTTCTCCTCTATCACAAAACTCAAAATAGTATATTTATTGTAGATGCTAAAACAACTGCAGCATCTGCAACAGAGAGACTAATGACTTGTCCATTAGAATTTCAAACGCAGCACTACATGATGGTGTTAGAGCTAGCATTAAAACAAAACTTATTACAACCCAAGTACGATCTCCCTGAAGATTGTACTGTAGGTGGAATGATACATGTCGCTATACAAAAACCAACCATTGAGTTTGGTATGAAGGATAGAGACTGTGAAGAGAAAGAACATACCTTAACTAGAGGTCCTCGTAAAGGACAGGTAGAGATACGTAAAAAGTATTACGGTGAACCTCGTTTTGAAAACTACTTGAAGAGATGTGAAGAGTGGTATAAGGGAGTGGGGGAATACGAACACCTCGCTCCCAAGTGGACGATTGCACCTCCAATTAATTACAGTCTTACTTATGGTAGTCTTTTGTTAGATGAAGATTATCTTGATGAGTACTATGCAAGAGTTGCATTGATTAGACAGTATGCAAATTGCAAAGCATATCCTAAAAATTTTCCAAGGAGTGCCAATCACTTAAGACAATTTGGTAAGATGTCACCTTTCACTCCTTTCTACTTGACCCCTGTTAAGGAATGGCCCAACATAATTAATGCTGAGTCTTTTATGCAAGTGGATAGGGATGAAGATGTTGATTTTATAATCGACTCTCCGTACGCTCCCCGCTAATGCGAGGGAAGCGTACTACGAGGTCAAGTAAAATATAGGAGATAGTTATGACAGAAAAAAGTACAGAATGGTTTACACCGGAAATAAATAAAGAACTCATTAGGAAAGTAGAAGATCAAATGAAGAAGACTAGAGAAGTAATCGTATACTTTAATGGTTTTCGAAGCAGAGCTTTTCCTGATGGAGACATAACCGAAAATGCTTTAGTTGAATTAGCAGAAGAAAGAGGAGTAGATGCACTTGAATTAATTAATTCATTGCATGACTGGATCAATGGCAAGTAACCCACTATTAAAATTTAGAGAAGAGATACTTGAAAAAGTTATATACCCAAAGGTATACGGTATCTTGTTTGACAAAGGTAATAACATAACCCCCACTCAATTATGGAAAGAGTTCCGAGAGAAGCATGAATGTTCTGTTTCTCTTAAAGAATTTAAGGAGTGGTTAATTGTTATGGGATTGAATCAAGAACAAGTTACAACTTGGAATATAGATGTACCTGTTCATGCACACGATGGACTTGCAGATGATCCCTTTGGGCAATCTCAAGACCCATTCTTTAATGAACCAATTAACAAGGTACCCGAAGTTAAAGTACCTGACGATCCAGAAATAAATTTCGATAACGAATAGGAGAAATATGACTCAGACACAAGACATAGCAGTAGGAAAAACAGTGGCTCAGAAATTTTCTGGGCTTGGTTTTTCAGGACAGAAGATGATACATCCACCAGGACAGTTACTAGGTTTACTAGTAGGCATGCCCGGTACAGGTAAGTCGTCTTTCATTCAATCAAACCCTGATGCATTCATCATTAATACTGATGGTACATCTACAACAAACCCAAACCCACAAGCATGTATATGGCCAGGTGTTACACCGAATGGTGAACCAATGGATGTTAATGGTCAGAAGATGGTGCTTACTTGGGAAGCAATTGAGAAGAAGAAAGAACAGTTAATCAAACTGTCTGAGTCTAATCAACCTAGACCAAAAACTATTGTGCTTGATAGTCTTGGTCCTGCTATCCAAATGATGAAAGACCATGTAACTAAGAAAGCTGGTCGTGAGAACTGGAAAGAACTTGACGGTCGTCGTGCATGGGATGATGTATACGATGGACTACTACGTTTCTCATTAGATCTACGAAGACATGGTTATGGATTCTATTACATCTGTCACCTTGTTAATGCAAAGATACCACTAGGCGATGACCGTTATACTATTAGATACGAACTTACAATTACTGATTCGTTTTACAAAAGACTGTTCCCTATGTTTGAACTAGTTGCTGCATTCGAATCTGATTGGGTATCTGAATCTAAAGTAATACAGATGAAAGGTATCGGTGGTAAACCCGGACCAAAGAAAACTGAAACAGTTAGAACACAAAAACATTTCATGACAATTAATGATGAGTCTCTTGCAGGAATCACTAAATGTCGTGTACAATTACCCGACCGTATTGAATTGGCACAGGAGTCTGCGTGGACTTCATTCGCTGAACAATACATGAACGCTCAGAAGAAGGATTAGCATACTATGAGCATTACTAATGAGACGAAGGCAATCTTCGCAAACATGCAAACCGATTTCGAAACCGTACAAGCAGATCAAGGCTTAGGTTCACTAGGCGAATGGCCAACTAAAGGTGAACACGCTTGTTATGTGCTTAGTGTAAATGTAGAAAACGGTAAGTTCCGTCAAACTGGAGATCAACAAGAGTTCCCATCAATTGTTGTTCAATTTCACTATCAACTTTGTGAAGATCCAGACCGTACAGAACCACTAATTTGGAACGGTGCACCTATGAATATACCTCATGACCCATCTGCATTATCGCATGAAGGATCTAAGGTTCGTGCACGTATTGAGTTACAAAGACTCAAAGGACATTTGAAGACTATCCTAGGATATGACCCTTCAAATATGCAAGCAGCATTCGATGATTTAGAATCTAAACTAAATGGCGAATCTACAGTTGCATGCATGGTTCGATGTCAGTATACTGAACGAGGCACATCCACTTACAAAAGTGAATACCTCCAATCACTGCTAGGCAGTTAATTTAGAACCCCCACTCTTAGGGCTCTCTGATTCTTCCCGATGACGAGAGC